CGCAAGTGGAGAACTCTACCCAAGCATCTCCCTTGAAACTCTCAGAGTTATTAGCGGAGATCCCAGTTTCCAAGTCAAAGTCAACGATGGTAGAATTGAAGCAGTCAGAATTCCAAAGTTTGGAAAAATTCCAACAGACGAACACGGTAGAATCTGGGTGGATTGGTCATCCAAACCAATCGAACACTCCATGGCTGTATTGCCAAAAGATTTCAAAGGTGGAATTGTTATCGTCGGTCTCACAGCTAGAGGACTCACTAATCCAATATCCACAAGTAGAGGAGAAATCTATCCGCACTACTTGCAAGCCAATGTATTAGAAACAGTTGCATCTGGTACTGTTATCAGTAGACCAGAGTGGGCATTACTTGCTGAGTTAGTATTCATGATAGTGGCAGTTATTCTTTCAATCTACTTAACAAGGTACACTCATGGCTACATCTTCGCAGCGTTATTGGGATTCGCTTCCTATTATGGTGGTGTGGAATTATTTCTTCGATCTCAGTATCTACTTGATGCTGTCTTCCCGATACTTACCATTGGGATCTGCAGCTTCCATGGATACATTGTCAAATTCCTTGTCGAGTTGCGCCAAAAGCTCCAAATCAAGAAACAGTTCGGAACTTACCTCAGCCCAGCATTAGTTGAGAAACTTCAAAAGAATCCAGAGTTGTTACGATTGGGTGGCGAGTCAAGAGAATTGTCGATTATGTTTACAGATGTCCGTGGGTTTACCACTATCTCTGAACACTACGGAGAAGATGTTCAAGGTCTAACTAAAATTATGAATCGTTACATGACTGCGATGACCAGAAAGATTTTAGAGAACAATGGAACATTAGATAAATACATCGGTGATGCCCAAATGGCATTCTGGAATGCGCCAGTTGATGAACCTAATCATGCTAAACTGGCTTTGAAAACAGCACTACAAATGATGGAGAGTCTCGATGAATTTAATGCAGAAATCACTCAAGAGGGTGTGCCACCTTTCGGCATGGGTCTTGGCATTAACACTGGTACCGTTGTTGTTGGGAATATGGGTAGCGATCAGCGTTTCGATTATACTTGTCTCGGGGATTCTGTTAATCTTGCATCCAGACTTGAAGGACAGAGCAAATCGTATGGCGTCCGAATTATTCTCGGACCTGATACTGCGCGACTTGTTCGGGATGAATTCCAAGTAATAGAATTTGATTGTATTGCTGTTAAAGGTAAAACAAAAGGTGTTAAGATTTATAGTGTTGGTAAAACAATAAACTATAAACACGATATGTACTTAGAAGCATACTATCGTGGTGATTGGACAAGAGCCAAGAAATTATGTAAAGAATTAATTGATAGTGAAACTGATGTGAAGCATTACTATGAATTGATGTTAGAGCGCATGGAAGAAGGTCTTCCTGCAAATTGGGACGGCACTTATCGTGCTACTTCGAAATAATGAAAGAGGATTATGAATAAACCAGATAAGAATTTTAAATTGAGTAAATCTTCAAAGCGTTTGGCTGCAAGTTTTATTGATCCACATATCCGTGGAGCATTCTTGCGACTTATGGTCGATGCTGAATTAGAGTCTAAAAAAGCACCTCCAAGGCAAGAAAAAGGATCTAAACGGAATACCCCTACAGAGTAAAGGGTTATTATCCATCCTGCAAGCCCCACAAAGCGTGGGGCATTTTTTTTGCTTGCTATTAATTAGAAAATGCGGTATAATTATTCTATCGACTTGAAAAACAAGGAATTTTTATGCAAATGCTTCATACAAATTTAGGAAAATCAAAAAAACGTAAACCAGATGCTAAGGCAAGAAAGTTGCGCGAGGATTGGGAAAATATGTTAAAGAAGTATGGCACAAAGAATTTGACTGCACCAAAGCACGAGAATCTCAGTGATACATCATACTCGCTTGGAAAACCTGCTTGTCGTGAGACACCTAAGCATCCAAGTCTTCCCTTTACTGGCGCACCATGTTTTAAAAAGGCAAATCCTGTTTATACAGGTACAAAGGTAAAAGGTATCGGCACCATGCATAAGTCTAATGCTGTTCCAATTTTTAGTGATGAAGAAGCAGTAGCCATTGCAACAATGCGAAGAGGATAATTATGAATCTAAATGAATTTTTTAATAAATTGGCTGCGGATAATTCTCGCAACTTTAAACTTGACACGCTGAAAGCAAATGTCAATGATGTTGTTCTGCGTCAAGTTATTTCTTTGGCGTTAGATCCCTTCACGAATTTCTATCAGCGTAAGATTCCTGCATATAAACCAAACACTACAAGTGTAAACTTGAACTTGACTGATGGATTTCCATACCTGTATCAGTTATGCAATCGTTTGGTCACTGGTAATGCTGCAATTGATAAGTTGACTGAATTGCTTGAAAAGGTTTCTGCCGATGACGCAAAGGTAATTGAGCGTATCATCAAGAAAGATTTGATGTGTGGTGTTTCAATTTCTACAGCCAATGCAGTTTGGCCAGGACTCATCAAAGAATATCCTGTTATGTTATGTTCAGGATATGAGCAAAAGTTGGTTGACAAAATTAAATTTCCTGCTTATGCTCAACTAAAGATGGATGGTATGAGATTTAATGCCATTGTCAAAAATGAAACTTGTGAATTCCGTAGTCGTAATGGTAAAGAAATCTTGTTAGATACAGACTTGAAAGATCAATTTATTGCAATCGCTGCTGGATCAGACATGGTATTTGATGGCGAGTTAATGGTAATGGATCCTGATGGTTGTCAATTTATGGATCGTCAAACAGGCAATGGTATTTTAAACAAGGCTGTTAAGGGAACTATTTCAGCAAAAGAAGCAGACATGGTTCATGCTTCAGTTTGGGATGCTATTCCTTATGTTTTGTTTGAAGATTCCTACTGTGATACACCATACTCTCGTAGGTTTTCTAAGTTGAAAGCAATTTTAGATGTTGTTCCATTTAAAACTGAAAAGAAAATCTGGTTAGTTACCAGTGACATTGTAAATACGCTTGAAGAAGCAACAGAAATTTTTGAGGGATATCTTGCGCAAGGTTTAGAAGGTATTATCTTGAAAGATGGCTCAGGTGTTTGGGAAGATAAACGAGCAAAGCACCAAATTAAGTTCAAAGGCGAACTCGAATGTGATTTGAAAATTGTTGGAACTGAGCCACACAAAAAGAAACCTGATTGGCTGGGTGCAATAATCTGCGAGTCTGCCGATGGTATTGTTAAAGTTAATGTAGGAAGTGGATTCAATGACACGCATCGTAAATCGTATAAAGAGAAAGATCTTCTTGGCAAAATTGTTGCCATCAAGTATAATGCTAGGATTAAAAATAAAACTGGTGAAGAAAGTTTGTTCCTCCCAGTATTTGTCGAACTACGGGAAGACAAAGATCGTGCGGATAATTCTAAGGAAATAAAATGAACGAACATGATACAAGAATTGACAAGTTAACAAACATTTGGGCAAACATGCGGTACGAGGAACATGGTAAAACATACTATGTGTTTTCACAAGAAGCAATAAACATGTTTGCATATAAAATTGTTCACGCATCTTGTTATGCATTTGGTGAAACTAGAATTGAGCCAAGTCTTGAGAAATATGTTTGCAATAAACTTGGTGTTAAACTTGACGAAAAATCGTAAGTAAAGTATAATAGTTCTATAGATTAATGAAAAGGAAATGCTATGCCAAACTGGTGTGATAATTCTGTGACGATTAGTCACTCTGATAGTGATAAAATTGATGCAATTGAGACAGCGTTGAAGAGCGAAGATAAAGATTTCTTCTCTGCTATTCGTCCTCGTCCATTGTCTGAAGAAGAAGATTGGTATGCTTGGAATGTTAATAACTGGGGAACAAAGTGGTCTCCATCAGTTTATGATTTTAATCGTGAAGATGCCAATACTATTTGGGTTTCGTTTGATTCTGCTTGGTCTCCACCTGTGACCTTGTATGAATTTATGAATGAAGAAGGATATGATGTTAGAGCATATTATCACGAGGGTGGTATGGGTTTCGTTGGTAAGTTTGAAGATGGGTTTGATGACTACTATGAGTATGACATCAGTGACCTTGAATCACTTGAACAGCTACCTGAAGATATAGTTGATTATGCCGATCTAATGACATGGCATGAAAATTGGGTTGAAGAAAACGGAGAAGAAATTTAATGTCAGTACTCGCTGCAATTATTAAACAAAAGATATTTTTTAATCCAAGCGATAAGAAACACATTAATGCATACAAAGTTTTCTTAAGAGATCATCGTTGGGGAAATGCTGGTTGTCCATTTATTCTTGAGTTTCCATATCTCACAATTCCAGATATGATTAAAGATAAAATGGTACATAAATTGTTGGGTGTTAGAATAGAACCATATAAGGCGAATTTAGGATGAAAGTAGCAATTAATACATGTTTCGGTGGGTTTGGTATTTCGAATGAAGCATTCGAAAAATTACTAGATCGCAAAGGTATTGCGTTCGATAAAGTTGAACCAGAAAAAGATCGCTCATTTATGGGTGCTTCATATTACGAAGCAGGACATGCTGGTGATGATGACCATTATCTAAGCGATTATGATATGACTCAGGATCGTGCAGATAAAGATTTAATTGCAGTCATTGAAGA